TCACCTGTGCAAAAACCGTCATATGTGCAATCAAGTGTCCGTAACTGATATCGCGTAGAATTCGAAAATGTTAATCTTCCTAAATCATGCGGATTCGGGTTCATCGGCGCAAAATTGTCGGCACCATTATCAAACAAAAATGGGTTTGGCTGTTGAACCTCTCGTGAATCAATTGTTACACTATATAAATCACTTGTCGAATTTGGAACATAATCTGTACGATCATTGCGTTGAAGCGCAAAATACTGATTACGTAATGATGACTCCAAATTTACACGCTCTGCCCAGCCACGCCACGGCGCCTTTGCATTACCAGGATTGAATACATTCTCTGTTGAGAATTTAGTATAACCTGGTATCGGGACACTAGATGCCGGTCTTTGCTCTAATATTGGCATCATTGCATATTTTGAAGCTGATGGGCGAACACTAAATGCCGGTTGAAGTTGCGCCGATGGTCTTATTCTATCGTGAATACGCTCGTTTATTTCTGTAAGACGGTCATGATGATTTGTATATACTCCGTTTACAACTCCATATAATTCCATTCTTCTTGTATATATCTAATATATAAACTTAATATATTTTTCTATTATATAATAATGCGTTAATAATAATGTATATTAAAGAAATCTATATATTTTATATAGTGATATCCCGCAATGTGTGGCATTTTCTATTTTGAAACAATTACTAAATTATCTCTCGCGCAACTAAAAAATCTTCAAGAACAATTCGCATTATCTGCTCATCGCGGCCCAGACAAATCAATATTTGTAAATGATACGACGCGTGTATTCGGGTTTCATCGTCTTTCAATTAATGGTATGGACCCCGCTGCAGACCAACCATTTCATCTAAAGAATTGTCGGTTGATTTGTAATGGCGAAATCTACAATTTTCGCGATTTGATAAATGAATTCGGACTAGAAAATGAGTATAAAAGCGGTTCTGATTGCGAAATTATTATTCATTTGTATCGCAAAATCGGTATGAAAGAAACACTTCGCCGTTTGGATGGTGTCTTTGGTTTTGTATTGTATGATTATGATAATGATGTGGTATTCGTTGCCAGAGACCCCGTCGGCGTTCGTTCATTGTACATCGGCGTTATTCGTCATGATAGTGGCTATGGCAGTGAATACAGCGATATTCTTACAGCGTCTCTAAATCCCGATCATTATGCAATGTGTATTTCAAGTGAGATGAAATCAATTCATGCTATGTCTGATTCAATTTACCAGTTTCCGGCGGGTTGTTTCATGGAGTATTCATCTGGAGATAATGGTAATGCATCATTTCATTCATATTACGATTATGTATCTATTTGCAATGAAGACTCAATTAATAATAAAGAGCGCATTCATATCACTGCAGCATCAAACTCAAAATCAAGTATTCTTGAATATCAAATTGAAACAATCAATCTTTCGTATTCGTATGCACCATTAGAGTCGACTACCGCTGCAAACGACGCAGAATTTGAGGAAGAAATATGCACGAATCTGCGCGAGTTGTTTACCTCTGCAGTTAAAAAGCGTCTTATGAGCGAGCGACCGGTTGGTTGTTTGCTTTCGGGTGGGTTGGACAGTTCATTGGTTACTGCGATTGTCGCAAGAGAGTTGAAAAATAATAATCCGAATATGATTTTGAATACATATAGTATTGGATTGGAGGGGTCTGTTGATTTGCATTGGGCGCGTCGCGTAGCTGAACATATCGGAACTTGTCACCATGAGGTTGTTTTGACTGAATTAGATTTCCTCCTTGCAATTCGCGAAACTATCGAGCAAACGGAAAGCTATTGCACGACTACAATTCGCGCTTCTGTTGGCAATTATCTTGTAAGTAAATATATCCATAATTCCACGAGTGATGTTGTGATTTATTGTGGAGATATGTCTGACGAAATATTTGGGTCATATCGCGGATTTTTAAAGGCGCCAAGTGATGCGGAATTTCAGGCGGAGAATGAGCGCATGATTCGCGATGTTCGTTTCTTTGATTTGCTTCGTTCTGATAAGAGTATAAGCGGTGCTGGATTGGAAGCGCGTGTTCCATTTGCAGATAAGGCGTTTTTGTCGTATGTCATGCGTATTCCTGCACGGTTTAAGCGTTTTTATGATTCTGTGACTACCGAAGGTGCGCCTGTTCGTATTGAAAAATACTTGATTCGAAAGGCATTTTCCAAAGAAGGACTATTGAAGGATGATGTTCTTTGGCGGCGTAAGGAAGCATTCAGTGATGGCGTAAGTAGTCCAAATGGTCGTTCATGGATAATGATGATTAAAGAGTATGTTGATAGCGTTATTCCCGATACTGAATTCAATAACAAAAACAACTCGTTCTTTAAATTACACAATCCGCCGTATGATAAGGAAAGTTACTTTTATCGTAGAATCTTTGAAACTGTTTATGATATGCGTGGAAAGACAATTCCATATTATTGGAGACACCCTTTTTGCACAGATGTTTTAGACCCCAGTGCGCGCTTACTTGACTTTTATGTTACAGATGTCATTACAGAAAGAGAACCATCGCGTTTCTAATGATGATTCTAATATATAATATTTACATATTATATTATATTATAATGGTAAACAATATGGCAAACAATATGTCAAACAACATGGCAAATAATATTACTAATAGTGTCGAAGAATTTGCGTTAAAAATTGTAGATGGCTTGCGATATGTATTTATGCCGTTTTTTGATAAATATTCGGGTGTATACAAATACATCAATTATATTTTTTATCTTACATATGCAATTATATTATTCGGGTTTTATAATAAATTACCAGAGTATATACCGACGCTTCGTAACACGATATTATATATTGCGGTGTTTATATTATTGATTAGGTTCAATACCATATCGTGGACGAACCCGAAATTTGCCATACTCGGTGGAAATAAGTTTAGCGAGCTTGACCGGAAACTCATCATATCCACTTGTATATTCATATTGTTTACACATATCGTTAGTGATGCGCTGGCAAATTATACAAAAGATCAAATAAATAAAAATATAACACAACCTGTCGCCACTAGCGTAGTCCACCCCATTTATAATTATATTGATACATCTGGCGCAGTTGATAATATTCCCGAAATGAAAAAGTTTTTTAAGGAACAGCAAGAACGACCGGAGCAGCAACAGCCGACACAACAGACACAACAGACACAGCCGCAACAGACACAGCAACAACCACCAAAAGTCTAATGAATCCATATTTCTGCCATTTTGTGCAGATGTCAGCATTCACTCACCGCTTTCACGCCCGTAAATTGGCACATAATTCACGCGCGCTGTATCATAAAGTCAGTGTAATATAACATCCAAAAAATTGAAGTGTTTTTTTTGAATGTTAGAAATGATGCAGAGTAACGATATAAAAATCTACAATATGTCAATGGCCGAGAATGGACAATCGATTGTTTTACCAACAAATGCTGTATCCGACAGACCCGCTGAAATACAGACACAACAATCCCAACTCGATATTATCATGGGGATACTGGAGGACAACCAATCAAATATGCCAGAAGGCGACTATCTTCGCGGCATGAACGCTCTTTGCTCTCTCCACAAAAAAAAAGGAACGAATGAAATGAATACTCGCTTCATGACGCATGAAGAGGTTTGTGAAGACGAAGGTATATTTGAGCCAGTAATTGAGCTGGCAGAAGATCTAGTCTACGAGATTAGCGGAGGAAGTATATTTGATGATGATGTGGTTGTCGATTCCGGTGAAGAAACCGCGTTTTTGAATCAAGTCATCAATTATCAACCAAGTGAAGGTGAAGCAGGATTTGGCGCGAATCCGCATCTCATGTACCACGCCCAACGCTTTATCTATTGTCGATTGTACAATGACTTGATTGATGAAGTTGAGAGACTTCGTCCAGCTGTTTGTAAATGTGGCTGGAGAGGAACACAAGGAAATTGGGAGAGACATACCAACAATCGCCGTCACAAGATTTGGGTAGTCAAAAGGAACAGTCTTTTCGATACCGACGACGAGACCGCTCCTGAAGTCATCATAGTTGATTAAAATTATTAATAAATAAAATTGAATTGAACAATTTGATTCTTTCGTTGCACATTAAGAAATGAACATATATCCAATCCATTATATTGTCCGCACTTTTGCACAGTTTAAAAATGGCATTGTTTTTGAACCCTATGGTAGTAGAAAAAAATTCACAAAAATGGCAGGATTACTTGTTGCACCTGATACTGAAGCATTCGAGTGGATTAGATTAAATGTTAGCCCAGAATTCTTCAATAAATATGTTGTGAAAATATTATATGCATCACCAGAAAGATTTTCCAGCAGCTGATGAAGTAATCATATATTGTGTATGTATGTTATCCCATTATTGTTTTCTTTTCATAGATTTTGACCTATTGGATGATTTTTCGATTTTGTATGCTTTTAATGCTTCTTCCTTATTTACAATAAATACTCTTTTTTTAAGTGAAGAATGTTTACCTTTTTGTGTAATTATACATTTTCTAGTTTTACTTTTACATGATGCTGCTGCTAAGCCGGGTGGTTTGTCTATATGCATGCTCGGTTTAATCTCCTTGAAAAATTGCTGTAAATGAAATAATATATATTTACTAATAATTTCATCAATTTCGCGCGGATTCACCAGAATATGCTCTTTTTTAGCATCATATTTCGATAACTTAATATATTTAACAAGGACATTATTCATTTCTATTGCAGTCATTTGTTTCTGTATTTGCTTATTTGATGTTGATGCGGAAAAACTTTGGGTTACCCGAGTTGTTAAAGCTGAAAAGTGTTGATCATATAATTTGCTATTTAGAAAGCGTGTTATAAATTGCTCAAATGGAATATACGAATGATAACTTTGCAATTTAATATAATAAACTTTTTCATTCACCATTTTAGGGTGGTTCAAATCATCTAAAAAGCATATTTCGACATTCGGGGAAAGACGCGAACATCGTAAAAAATCGTTTATTGTTTTTTCTGCAGTTGTTCTCTCTGGTTGGTCAGAATTCACCATTATATTCGCAATTTTAAATCCTCCTATAATTCTATCGAAAAATGGTTTATGATTTTGCGTCAAACTAATAGTTGGAATTCCATAATCTTCTAATTTTTTCTCAAGATAACCGCGAATATGTGGTATCCATTTAGCCGGCCCTTGATTATTCGTGTAAATCATGACTTTACTACATGCTCCACTTTGCTTCTTCTTGTTAATATAATCTAGTATCCGCACAATATTTGGACGAAATACCTCTGGGTATAAATCTATTAACTCATTAAAATTCGTATACAATATATTTGGATTATTATAGAATTCACTCAATGTATCAAAAAATAAACCAAATTGACCAAAATGTCCTAATGTTTCATCTACATCAAATACTACAACTTTAGGTTTTTTTTCTAATATATTATCGTTCACTCTATTCATATGTAACTCCTGCTGTTTGTGTAAATTGGTTGAATTGTTCTGTATGTGAGTTGATGACATTATATCATCTAATTATATTTATAGATATATTATTATATTTTGTTATACTAGAAATTATATATGTTGTTATGAAACCAATTTCAATTGACACAAACGATAGAATTGATAATAATGATATTGATGAAGATATGAAATTAACACACGATGATTACCTCAAAATACTTCATCACTATCAACGCGACAAACCTCCTAAAAATATAAAAATGATTCAAGACATGTCAACAAACAATATACAGAAAAAAGCACTAACTATTCTAGGAAATAAATTCTGTCATTGTATTCGCCCTCGAACTCGCGATAACTCAATTCTCAGTAAAAAGAAAAAGCGGCGTATCGATTACAATACACAGCGTATATCAATTTGCACAAAATCTATATTTAATAAGCGTGGACTAAAACGACACGGATTCCGGTGTCAAAACAAGACAAATAAACTGACTCAATGCGTTACGAAAACTAAAAAACACATTGAAATGTAGTATGTCTATAGTAGTATCAGGTCGGTATCGTTACATCTGATACATATTCTACTGCACGCAATATCAACAACTCTTCTCTGCTTAATCTCTGAAACACAACATTTAATTCGAACTTAATCTGAAATACAAACCCTTTCACATTTCGTATTGTTACTCTATGCAATCCATCTTCTAAACTCTGCTTAATGCCGAATATTGTGCCACCAAGTGTTAAATATGGTTTTGGTAACGACTTTAATGGTATCCACCTCACCAATTGCCCATGTCGTAATTCTTGTGGCGTTTCAATCACTCTATATAACTGTAATTTACGGCTAAATTCCTCATTTTTTATAGGTTCTAATTCAAGGTTCGATAGAATCTCAATACGACGATTCGATATCATTTGAAGCGTCAGATTCGCTATTGTTGTATTTTCGTTTTTTGACATTGCCGATAATATTGCATTTACATCGAGCGGGAATGTTGGTTCATCTAATACTGATTGCAACAAGTCTTCGTCGGAATCCACTGCATAATCGCTGTCCTTTATATGGTGGTTGTTGTTGTTACTCATATGATCAATTATCCTGTTCTGTTCCGAGTTATATACATTACCTTCACCCAATTCAACAACTGAATCTAATCCAACATCTGTATCCGCGCTGCTACTACTATCAGTAGTATCGGTGATTGATTCATTACTATCATAGTTATCGTTATTTTTATGTTGCCTGCTTCGCTTCTTTTCTGGTGTAGGTCTCATATATTCTATGTCTATAACTACCGTTTTCTTTGGTTGTGGCACCTTTTTATACATTTACACTATTCTAATTAATTATATTACATCATTATTATTTATATAAGTATTATACATATCATATGCATCGCCCCAGTCCTCCCAATTATAGCAGCCCTTATAACATTCATACGATTGTGACGATAAAAACAACTTTCTAGAACACAACGGCTATATCGAGACAAACTGGTGGTCTCACTGTTGCGCAAAGTTGCAAAAAAGTGAAAAGTCAGTGCCAAATTTCAAAAATGAGGTCGGTCGGACCCAATCCCCCTCCAAAAAACCCAAAAAACGGCATTTAGCCCGATAATGCTCACAAAACATGAAAAAAGGGTCATTTTCTTATGGTCTCACCCCGCAGCCGCAAAACGCGTTTTAAAAGTAAACCTGCCAAAGTCGTTTTTGGACATTTATAAATGTCCAAAAAAAAGTGGGTCGAAAATGAGAGCATATATAGCCGTCGCATGTTTTGGGGTCTTACTGACTATGCTCACAATGTTGCCAAAAACACAAAAGGAACAAAAAGTTTCAGTGTCAAGGTCAGTTTTAGGCGTTTTGGGGACGGTTTTTGGCGATTTTGTGACGATAAATCACGATTTTTATACCTGATGGCAACATTTAGACCACCGGTTTGTCACAATGTTGCCATTGCACTTATAAAATGGAACATGTCAGTGTCGCGCATAAAAGAATATAGAAATTTATCTTAGTATATTATAGTTGACAAAGGTATCTTATTCTGTAGAATGCCGAAGAAAATAGAACCACTGAAAATATATATTTATAGATTAACTTGTAAAACTCCAAATGTTCATGATTCATATATTTCATTTACAACCAATATTTATCAGATGAAATGCATACATAAACGATATTCTTTGGATTTATCTAACCAGGAAATTTTATATCAACACATTAGAAAGTATGGTAATTGGAAGAATTGGAACCTAGAAATTTTGGAAGAATGTTCGAATGAACAATCAATTATTAATGAAAGAATACTCTATTTTATTTCAAAGTTTAAACCGAATATTTTCGGCGGAAAAATGTATAAACATCCCGTTTCTATTCCTTTACAGTTGGAAGAAATTAATAATCATAGTAAAAATATTCCAATTCAAACCGAACTTTTTTTGGATAACAAGTATGTTTGTCTCTGTAAAAAGTCATATGCTCATCGGTCAAGTTATTATAAACATACTAGTTCTTGTCTACAGTTTCAACAAAATAAAACAGATACTAATGGCGCCATTGATTCTTCTGGGAAGGATATAAAACCACATCTATTATCGTCAGGAGAATGTAAAGAAATTAAAGAATGTAAAGACAAGGATTATATTTCATTAGATGTTGATAATATTAACTATGAGCCATCTTTCCCGACATTTCCGTCTTTCCCGACATTTACGCAAAGACCAGCAGTTGCAACATTTTCTGTTCATAATGCGGAATTCAATACTCGTGAAATTAAATCATCTACTGCGAAAATAGTTAGCGATAAAGCGAAAAATAATTCATCTAGTTCTACTTTTGTAGCGACTGATGAAGAAGATATTCATTCAGTATCTGAATTATTAACTGAACAAAATGAGAAATTAAAGGAATATATTCGTCAAATGATGGCAGTATTTACAATCAATAAAAAACAAAATAAAAAAACTCTTGTGAATTCTCTTGTATTCGAACTGTTAGACCAGAATAAAACGCTTCAAAAACAAATCATTGAACTTAGTAAAGAACGAAATATTGTAGTTAATAATACGAATAATAACCAATTTAATTTGAACTTTTTCTTGAATGAACAGTGTAAAGATGCGGTTAATCTAACCGATTTTGTTAATTCTCTTGATATAACTCTAGATGATTTGACTTATACGCGCAATCAAGGACTAGTTGAAGGCATTAGTAAGGTAATGATTGATGGTCTTAAACAGATGGATTTATACAAGAGACCTATACATTGCACTGACCAAAAACGAGACACAATATATATAAAAGATAATCATACATGGGCAAGAGATGAAGGTAATATTCGCATGAAAAAAGCGTTCGTTGATATTGCAAACAAGGAATATTTTGCGATTAAGATGTGGATGGATTCAAATCCAGGTTGGGAAAGCAATAGCTCTTTACAAGATTTTCATCATAAGATGGTTAAAAATGTGTTGCATGAAATAAGAGAAGACCCGATTGGTGAACGCAAAATCCTTAAGAATATAGAAAGAGAGATTTTTATCGAGAAATGAATTTGTCTATGTAAACAATCATGATATATCATTGCGACATATTATGATTTGTATGTGATAATTAAAACTTTGTGCCAATAACTTCATTTGCAGCCATAGGCTCAAAAGACATCATGCCGCCGGGCATACCAGCACCAACATTTTGCGAATAAGTGCTGTTGAAATTCTGGGTTTGCTGGGATGCCTGCGACAGTCCGTAGTCAGCAGTTCCGGTATTACGGTTTGTATTTGTTAATACAGGATTAGGCGGAGCCATTCCACCGCCGATCATACCGCCAGGCATACCGGCAGCATATGGCTGTGAAAGAGGCTGTGTTATGCGAACAGAACCGCCGCCGCCATTGTTAGCTACTGCTGGGCCTGCACCCCCATTATAACTTGATTCACCACCAAGTAGTTCGACCGTGCGTTCTACCAATATTTGCACCTTCTCGCCCAACTTTGTCTTAATACTAAGAAGAATCATCAATATTCCTAAAATAATCGTTGTAAAGTTGAATTCACTGTAACGATATCCGGAATAAGTTGGAATATAAGTGATTAGACGATGGATGAAATAGATGAATATAAACATGAACAATATTTGTCCAATTATTTCTGCTAAAACCATCAACGAACCTTTGTGATCATCGGGTTCAGGTACATAAGAACGAACAAGATATAACATAACAATAATTGGAACAAACCCAATTAGTGTATACTGTACAATATTGATTATAACGCCTTGCTGTTGTTCATCTAAGCGAAAAACATGGTCGATAAAACTGTTTCCACGCTTAGAACCTTCTTTAACGGTTTCTTCGAATGCTTCCATATTATATATATAGTTGTGAATATTATTATGTTATGAAAGAAATTAAATACACAAATATAGTAAATACATAAACTCGATTATTCATATTTATTATATTTTATTGAATAATTTATTTAAATGCTTCGTCGATTTGCACAATTAAACAGTCTTCCTCAATACACTCATACCGAGAATATCGATGATACTTGCGTAGAAGTTCCCACTCCGCATGAAGAATATCAGTATTTAAATTTGATTAATGATATTGTTTCAACCAATAACATCGAGGAGGGTCGAAATGGCACAACAATTTCTATATTTGGAAGTGGTATGGTATTTTCACTTGAAGACGGTAAAATACCTATATTAACTACCAAACAATTGGCTTGGAAAACATGTCTAAAGGAATTATTGTGGTTTATTCGCGGTAATACAGACAATAAAACTCTTCAAGAAGCCGGAGTTCATATATGGGACGACAATGCGTCAAGAGAATTTTTGATTTCTAGAGGTTTAGACCATTATCGCGATGGCGATTTAGGTCCAGTATATGGACATCAGTGGCGCCATTTTAACGCTAAATATTCTAATTGTGATGCCGATTATTCTGGAAAAGGTGTCGATCAATTAGAATATATTATAAAGTGTTTAAAGGACCCTAAAGAGCGAAACTCTCGTCGTCTGATAATGAGTGCATGGAATCCCTGTCAGCTAGATGAAATGGCATTGCCACCGTGTCATATATTAGTGCAGTTTAATGTTTCAAATGGGAATAAATTATCGTGTGCATTATATCAGCGGAGTGGTGATGTCGGATTAGGGGTCCCTTTTAATATTGCATCTTATAGCTTTTTGACGCACTTATTAGCAAAACATTGTGGGCTTATCGCACATGAATTTGTATATCATTTAGGAAACGCGCATATATACGATGACCATGTTGATATATTGAAAAAGCAAATTACGCTTACGCCATATTTATTTCCTAGTTTAGAAATATCCACACAGAAGGACGATATTAATATGTATACATTGGACGATTTTAAACTTTCAAATTATCGGTGTAATCCACCATTAAAAATGAAAATGCGAAAATAATATAGAAATAATGTGTTTATACACTTTATAATATTTGGTTAACTTTGTAAATTATAAATTATTTTTATTATGAGTGGAACCGCCGCATTATCGGCGGCAAGAAAGAGGCGTGCATCGAATGCGCAAGGGCCATCAATACCTACAAATAATATGCAGTCATCATCATTTTCATCTAATAATAATTCATTTCAAGTCCCTAATAATGTTCAACAATATACACACGGTAGAGGCATGCTTCCTCAAAATATGACGATTTATGAAAATATTGAACTTATTAAGGCACAAATGGTCGAGCGACTTCATATCATTACAACACAATCACGAACTCTTCCGCCTGAAAAACTTAAAATGTTACAAAAACAACAAGAAATTCAAACTCAAATATTAAAACAAAAAATGATAATCGCAGAAGAGATTGAAGCAGAAGAAGCAAATCAGGGACCTCATTTTCCGACGAATCCATATTCGGGGCCCGCGACAGTGCGTCAGCCCGTTTCTACATCTCCAGTATTTTCGCAGACTCAAGATCATGAAACTATTCATGATAAAAGCATTCCGCGACCGAACCCAAAACTTACTGCTGACAAATTATTTGCTAAGGCAAATGAATTATTATCTACCAGTAAAAATTTTATAAACCAACATCCAAGCCAACATCCGAGTCAACATCCAAGCCAACATCCGCACACACCAATCAATGCGCCGGTTAATGTAAAAAAACAACAACAAATGTTAATGCCAACCGCTAAATTGACACCATTTGTAAGCATGGTATTGGCAAATGGTGCTGTACCACCACCAATCGTTATATTGAAAAGTCATGATGAAAAAATTGGAGAGCATGATGCAGTATTAAATGACTTGACAAATAGAATGAATTATATTAATAATCGGGTAGATCAAATTGAAAAAGTAAATAGTGCGAATGAATTACAACAAAAATTAGTTGAAAACTCAAATCAACAAGATAATACAGTTGAACCGAATATTGGTAATGATAATTCTATTAACAATGATAATGATACTCAACAATCTGAAGAAGAATCGACTCTATTAATGGATGAAGTAATTGGTGATTTATTAAATAGTCGCGAGTTTATGCAAGGAGTTGTAGATAAAATTATGACCGAGACAAATCTCGCAGATGTAATTTTAAAGATAGACCCAGTTATAAAGGATAATCAGGAATTGCGTTCTCTTGTTCATTCACAACAACAGATGTTGAATCAAATGAATATAATGTTGCTTACATTTTTGAATTCACAGCAAGACCCAGTAAATAATGAATATAATACTGATAATACTTATACTAGTAATAATAATAGTAACATTATAAATGCTGATTATGCTGAGGATGCAAATGATGTTGATGCAAATGCTGAGGATTCAAATGATGTTGATGCAAATGATGTTCAAGCTGATACCTGTGTAGTAGTTGGCTTTGACGCTAATACGAATGTATATGACAGTAATGGATTATATGATAATTTAAATAATGGTGAGATAATTGATATATCTAATGATGTGGCTTCAACCGATACACTTGATAATAATGATAATAGTGTCGAAATTATATCAGATAATAATGACAATAAACCAAGTGATATTGACGAAGTGGAAGTTAATACTGAACATCATTTTCAAGAGGTTACGGTGGATAATAGCAGAATTACATTACTAGTACAGGAAATCCAAACAGAATCAGTAAACAATTAAAGAACATAACATTATATTAAACATATGGTCAAATATAATGTCAAATGATAATAATGATATAAGTATAAAATCGTAAATATTAGTATGTATTCATAATAATAATGATGATAATATCTATTTTAATATTCTGTATTGTGTTATTTTTATATCTTCATATTTATTTTCATTTAAAACAAAGCAATCATTTAGAAGTTTATGAAATTGACCGACCATCAAAACAACGATTAGAAGAAGTGTGCGATATAAGGCAACCGACTACTTTTTATTATAGTAATGAACAATTATTATATTTAGCATCATATAAAACTATATACAATAATTATAAAAATTTTGATATTAAAATTAGAGATGTATCAATTTTAAATTCAAAGATACATGAAAGTAATGATGAATTATATATACCGTTAACTCTTAGTGTTGCACATGAAGCATTTAAAGCAGATAAAAATTCAAAATATTTAAGTGAAAATAACACAGAATTTATAGAAGAAACTGGTATATTAAAATTATTTCAACTAAATGATGAATTGTTAAAACCATATATGGTATCAAATTGTAGTTACGATATTATGCTTTCATCTAGAAATACACATACACCGCTAAGATATGAAGTTAATTATCGAAATTATTTTTTAGTCACACAAGGTTGTGCTAACATATTGTTAATACCTCCAAAGTATAGTAAATATCTTTATCCAATAGATGATTATACGAATTTTGAATTTATTTCTCCTGTAAATCCGTGGAATGTTCAGGTAGAATATAAAAGTGAATATGAAAAACTAAAATCATTGAATGTCGAATTAACCGTTGGAATGATGATATATATTCCAGCATATTGGTGGTATAGTATTAAATTTATAGATTGCGATACAAGTATTTGTGCATTTAGGTATCGTACATATATGAACACGGTATCGATTTTACCAAAATTATGTATGAAAATGTTACAAATAAATAATATAAAAATCGAGACATTAAAAACGCATACATCTATTAAATCAGAATCAAGTATGAAATCAACAAAATCAAATGATACTACAATAGAATCAACTTATAAAACTGATGTAGAATCGACTAATGTAACTCAGATTAAACCGGCTAGTAATTATAATATAGGAGATGTAATAAATGGAAATGATATATTAAAATCAACACAACTTCAAGGAATCAAAAATCACGGAGATGAGTTTTTACCGGAATCTTTACGGAATATGAGTAATCCGTTTACAATAATGAATAGTGAAGCTGTTGAAATACGAACAGATGCAAGTTCTGTAATATCAGCAGCCCTTTCAAACACAACAAATAATGATTCCACATTATCTGCAACAAGTATTTCAATATATAATCCAGAACAAAATGAAGTAATATTAATGAATGATACCATTAATGATAAACCAAACACAATATAATGTGCGATTATATTCATATACAGTGGTATACACAGTTATTATACTGATTAACAATTTGTGTTTGAAATTATTTCTTGAAGTCTGAATTTTACATCTATGATTGATATTGACGATGGAGTAAGCATATCTTTAAATAATCCTCGAATATCTGTATTGCTAATAGCGTCTATAACAATGTCATTTACATATCCATCTTTAGAGAAAAAATAATTAGGATATTTACAGTAGTAGCTATTAAATTTACCCAAAACATATAATGTGACAAACGCTAATCCAAGCGACCATACATCGTGTTTTTTATATATTGTTCTCCATCTATAGTTTTCACTATTTTTTGAGTCGCGAATGTTTCGAAATTCTGGATGACAATATGGAGTAGTTCCGCCAGTTCCAATATCTTTATTATCTAATCCAGATAATCCATAATCAATTAAATGAACGGAAAAGTTTTTATAATATTCGGCGTTTGTTATGTCAAAATGTTCTAATTCTTCGAATAATATATTATCTGGTTTGATATCTCCGTGCACAATATCGTGTGAATGCAGTGTGTCTATTAGACATGCGCATTTATAAAATAATTGAATAATAAATTTTTTCTGTATTTCTGTTAAAATGATTATATGATACTTATCTGTAATATTATCCTTAACCCAATACAACATTGACTCTGCATTTTTAATATTTGGCTGCACACTAAATGATAAATTGTTTTTTTTAAATATAGTTGCCAGATGTTTTGAATATGTAATTACATCTTCAACTACTATTTGAATCAGTTCTGTATCATCAGGTTGCGATGATATCAATAAATTATTGTTTTCATCTTTACCGCAACTATTTGAATGTTTTTTTTGTTTTTCTAGTTTTTGTGGTTCTATAATATTAATATAGTGAATGAATGGTAATACAATGTGCTGTTCATTATTATAACCTAGCTTTATATTGTCTGTTACAATTTTCTCTGATGTAAAACAATGATGTGACTCATCGATACGAAATATAAACTTATCGTAACTATAAACACCCGTTTTGTGGTTTGTATCTGTTGTTTCATATGATTTTTTTTTATCGAATAGTTGTTCATGTAGATTGTTTGCAATTATAACATAAAAAAACCGCATTTTTGTTTTAAATATGTCATTGTTTGTTATAGGAAGGTTATATGTATCATTACAGCAGCGAGTTAATTCGGACTCGAATACTTCATCTAATTCCAAATCATCTACATTAATATTGTTTTCTAAAACAACGCGTTTTAACTCAAATAATATATAATCAAATTCAATATCTTTTTTGTTTAATATGGTTGAAAACAGTTTGATATGTGTATCTGGATTAAAACTAGCGTGTTCCATCATAGATGAAACTATCGGCTCGTATTTGCGAGATAATATTAATTTATTATATATAGATGTTTTTTTAATATTATTAATGAATTTGCGAATATATATAAATTTAATTGCGAATTTCGTCGATAATGATTTCTTTAGTTTTTTAAAAAAGAACATACGATAACATATAATATAATAAGTTTACTTTAAATCTATTATATTATGCAATGTATATTCAATGATATATTTATATTAACCGAATGTGCTTTCTTGACAGTATGTTACATACAAAAATCCGTCTTTATTTTTATGTTCGTCATATAATACACCAATAATCGATGTAATCGGATAAATTCTGTTGTTAATAAACATAAACAATGCCTTTTCGGCGGGGAACTTAATTCTTTTGCGGATTATTTGTTGAAGTTGCACAAGTGATAAATCTCTGGGTGTTATATATTTAGATTTGTCGATAGGGTAACTATCGCGGTCATTTGCAGAAGGTTGAATAATAATTGGTACTCGGTCTGGATATTTTTCAAGAATATGTTGCGATTTTTTTAATTTCTCGAGGTACTCATTTGTTGCGATTGTATTTGAATCAGCTGCCGCATTATTCGATGAATACACTTCATTCGTTGATACGCGGTCTACATATGTTGTGCTTAATACGGGCACTGTAGTTGTAGTATATGATGCATATGGATTTGTAGAACTAGTCATGTATGATGTTGTGTTCTAGTATATTATAGTAATCAAATATATTTATATTTAAAATTGAATAGATATTATTATAAATATATTCTAATACAACTGAATCTCTTTTATATATACCAACTATCTATATCTATATCTATATCTATATCTATAATGTCATCACAATCGCCGGATGATACAAAGCATATTGTATTGCATGGTGCATCTAGTATTATGCATTACATGAAAGAGAAACCCGCACATGATTCTATAACAAATATTGCGAGGTCGCTTGAATCAACCGCATTACCGCAGCTACAACCACTACAACCAGCACCCCCGTCGCTGCCTGCGTCACAACTAAATGATACTCCTTCAATAGAAATGTCGCCGGAACAACAATTGGCATTTTCTAAATATGTTTCTGGTCAAAATGTATTTATAACTGGGCCAGGCGGAACAGGTAAATCCGCACTGATTCGCGAGATATACAACTATGCGCAAAATCATGGCCATAATATACAAGTATGCGCATTAACTGGTTGCGCGGCGGTAATGTTGGGTTGTAAAGCCAAAACGATTCATTCGTGGGCCGGTGTAGGATTGGCAAATGGAGATGTTGATAGAATTGTTCAAAAGGTAGATAAGAACTTCTTCAAAAAGAAAGAATGGAGAAAAACCCGGACTCTTATTATAGATGAGGTAAGCATGATGTCGAAACGACTATTTGAGATTTTGAATACAGTTGGCAAAACGGTTCGTAATTGTCATTCTCGTCCATTTGGTGGTATTCAGTTGATATTTTGCGGTGACTTTTACCAATTACCGCCAGTTGGCGCAAATACCGAAGACCCAGACAATGCTAAATTCTGTTTTGAAAGTGAAGATTGGTTTAATACATTTTCAAAGGAGAATCATATAGAACTTGTTCGCATTTTCAGGCAAAATGATCCGGTATACTGTGAAGTATTAAATCAGGTTCGTGAGGGTAAAATAAAGCGCAAAACCGACGAAATATTGCGCAGTAGAATAGGTGTAATATTACCGGAATTCTCTATTGATGGAAAACCTCAAACGAAACCGACAATATTATACCCGACGCGAAGTCGAGTCGATGAAATAAATCGCGAAGAAATGGAAAGACTCGATAAGATAAATATTGCAGCTGGAATAGATTCAAAAACACATTCGTATAAGCTGAAATATTTGACAGACCTGCCGCTTACAGATAAGGACCGGCATTATCGATCAACTCAGACGCCTGAACGAATAAAGATGGAGCTTGATATGCTGAAAAACAGTATACTATGTGATGAAACTGTCCATTTTAAAATAGGCGCACAGGTAATGTGTGTTATTAACATGGAAGAGGCTCTTACTACAATAAATACTCCGATTTGCAATGGGAGTCAAGGAATAATTATAAGAATGACGGAAACGGAACCGAGATTGCCGGTTGTTCGCTTTAATAATGGACTAGAGATGACAATAAATTATCATACATGGCTTAGTGATAATATACCAGGAATCGGTGTATCTCAAATACCGTTATTATTGTCATGGGCTATTACCATACACAAAAGTCAGGGCGCAACATTAGAACGATGCATTATAGATATCGGTGATGCAGTATTTGAAGCAGGACAGAGTTATGTTGCTCTTTCACGAATTAAATCATTAGAGGGAGTTAGTATAAAAAGCTACGATGTAAGTAAAATATTTGTAAATAAAAAAGTGCGGGAATTTTATGCGTTGTTGCATAGGTAGGGTGACATGTGACCACTTTCCTAATTAGGAAGGTGTAAATTGTTGTATGTATTCGTTCGGATTTGTAATTTTTATTTTTTTCGATTTTTTTAAAAAAAGTATGATGTGTGAAGATACAGTCGAACTTGAAAAAAATTGAAATGCTTTAAATGCTATTCATCAAACTCAGTGTCTCTCATCCGCTACAAACAAGTTTACAATGTCCGGTTCTACTGCCAATACTCAATCTGTCGTCGTTCAGCGTCTTTGCGCTCTCTTCGGTAAGGAATACAATGAAGTCTCTGCCGCGATTCAGACTGAAATGACCGCAATGGAGCATGAGCTTCAGTGCTGGAAACTTCAGCTCGTCGAACGAGGGGAATCATTGACTACTACTGCCGAAGAAAGCAAAAAAACCAAGAAGCCTCGCGCCAATGCCAAGAAATCAGCTCCTGTCGCCGAATCATCTCCTACCGCCGAATCATCTGCTGACGGCTCTGCCGCTACCGATCAAGAAGTCGCCACCGACAAGCCTGCTGCGAAGAAGGCACCTGCCAAACCTCGTGCAAATGCCAAGAAAGCCGCTGTTGCCGTCGTCGAATCGTCCTCATCATCTTCTGCAGAGATTGCTGTCGTCGAAGGAGAAACACAGCAAGTCGTTGCTGATGAATCTCCCAAAACTGAAAAGAAAGCTCCTGCAAAGCCGCGTGCCAAAAAAGCTGTCGCAGTTGCCGAATCTGCAACCGAAGGCGGTGAAACTCAGCAGCAGCCAGCTGCCAAATCATCTCCTAAGACAGCCAAGAAGGCTGCTGCCAAGAAAGCCACAAATGTCGTCGACAATTCCGAAAGCGTTTCAGTTGAAAAGAAGGCGACAAAGCCTCGTGCCAAGAAGGTGGTTGAGGCCGTTGCTGCTCCCGCTGCTGTTGCCGAGATCCAGCTTGTCACTGAAGAGACTCAGGACTTCGTTGAAGTTGAGGTCGAGGTCGAAGTGTCTGAATTCGAGTTTGGCGGAGTTCAATACCTTCGCGCCAAAGACAACAAGCTTTACGACCCGGAAACGAGTGAGGTCGTTGGCATGTGGAATGAGGAAACGAGTGCGATTGACAAGTGCGACGAAGAAATCGAGGTCGAGCAAGCTGATTAAAGCTTTCGGTAAGGTATACAATAGGTAAGATGTTATATAAAACAAAAACAAAAGACAAAAGAAATTACATGTTGTGTGTGTGTGTGTGTGTGTGTTGTGCAGTGCTTTTTTTTTATGAATATTTAGTATTTTAACAATAATTCATAAAAAATTGATAATAAAGAAAAGACTTCTTTAGTAAAGAAAGAGTAGTTTGGTGTTTTTGTATTGCTGACATGGAACAAGTTAGTAGTTTTTTTGAAAAGGACAATATTGCGTTTACGATGAAAGAAACGATAAATAACGGTAATGAAAAAATAAGACAACAAAGAAAAAATAAATTGGTGAAGGTTACAGCAGCACCAAACACAGAAGCGGCGGCGCAATCCATCGAAGCAACAACCGCTACAGGATGTAATCTGAATTATATTATGGAAAGTGAATGTGTGATGCGTCATACTGTGGTTTCGACAGATATTGTGATTGCAACATCACATGTGACATTCGATGATAATGACTATAAGAATCCTGAAGAAAAGCCCTCCCAACGGTGTGAAGGAGAGAAGAAGAAGGGAGGAAGATGTAGTAGAAAGGCGAAGAAGGGAAAATATTGTGAGACACATGCGAGTGAGAGAAGGGAGATAGAGAGAAGATTGGAGGGAGGAGTGTATGTGTATCGAAG